GGATTTGGAACTGCAATAATGAGCATTTACTTATTTATAGCTGACAAGTTAAGCATTGTTGATGTTAATCAATATTTAATATCTATTACTTCAATTTGCGGTATTGTATGGGTTGTTTCTAAAATCAGAGGTCAGAGAATTGATAATAAGTTAAAGCAACGTGAATTAGATAACTATAAAGAAGATTCTAATGGAAAATGAAAAGCCAAAAAGCAGTGGATTTAAGAAACTTATAAACTGGATTTCTACGAGTTTTCAAAACAGTCGTGGGAAAGTATGTAGTAAGCGAACAACCGTATTTGCTTTTGTGGTACTAACAGCAGAAATAACAATATTCCAATTAAGTAATCCAAACGCTATCGCTGCGTTAGGAATAATTGTAGGAGCTATCGCAGCTATATTAGGAGTAAAGGATTACTTCGAAGGTAAAAATAAAAAAGAAGAACAATGAGTTTAGAAAAAGTAACATTAGAAAGGTTTAAGCACCAGGATAAACAAACTTTAGGTATATTGTACTTAAAGGATGGTGTAACACTTAAAACATTAGAATTAGATTGGCAAAACAATGAGAAACGAGAATCTTGTATTCCAATAGGAACATATAAAGTAGTTCCAAGAACTTCTAAGAAATACGGTAAACACTTTCACGTTACTAACGTTGAAAATAGAGATATGATTTTATTCCATTCCGGAAACTATCATACACACATATTAGGATGTGTCTTAGTAGGTTTAAAACATTCTGATGTAAACAAAGATGGTTACTTAGATGTTACACAATCAAAAGATGCTATGAAGATACTTTTAGATACGTATCCAAATGGCTTTGAATTACAAATTATAAACTGTTAATATTATGTCAAAATGCGAAAATATTAGACTTGAAATAGTCGAAAACGGATTCGTTTTAAAGTACACTGAACGAGAAAAATCTGGACAACAAACTTATTCTCCAATGATGGAGGAAAGTAAAACAATGGTCTTTAAAGCAGACGAAGGTGAGAAAGCCTTACAGGAAATGAAAAAACTTCACAAAGAAGGATAAAAAAAGGGTAGTTTAAAAAACTACCCTTTTTCATTTATTTATAAATCATCGAATCCATCATCCAAAGAACTATCTTCCTTCTCTTTCTCTATCTTTTTCAACATAGCTTCAGCATTGGAATCAATCTTTTTATTATCTTTTTCGATTTCTTCATCAACAGTAGCAATGGTAAAAACCTTTGGAGTGAAGTATAAAAGACCTGTTCTACCTTTAAAGTCAACTTCAATCTTTAGATTATGTCTTTCAGACAATCTAATTAAAGCATATACATCAACCGTAAGGTCTTTGTTATTAGTAAGACAATTCTTTTCCTCTTTCTTCATATCAAGATCAAGGTAAGCAACTGTCATTTTAAACGTTTCGTAGATGTCCAAGTTATCGACTTTGAACTTAACTACCTTTGGTGTTAACTTTGCCATAGATTAAAAAGCATCATCATCATCAAAATCCGCTGTAGGCACTTCCTCAACAGTAGGTTCGGTAGCAGGAGCATCATCATCAATAAACTCACTTGAAAGGTCGTTGTTAAGGTTTTTAACCGTAACAGCCATTGATTCAATTTTGTGGTTTACTTTAACGTCCCAATTGTGGTATGATTCACCACCAGCTTTTTTAGAAGGAGTAATACCTAACCAAGTAATCATTACACATTGGCCTGGAGTTACATTTTCCATTAATCTTGCATTTAATACACCTGTGCCCCAAATTGAGATATTGTCATCTGTATTAGCAGGATCATCAGAAAAGTGTTTCATATCACCTACCATTGGTTTCCCGGCTCTACGATACAATTTCAAATAGTGAACGGTAGAATTTCCTTTTGGACCTTTACCTTCTTCACTTCCCATGTAGTAACCTACTATGAAAGATTTTTCATCGGCCACTAATGATTTTAGTGTACCATCTTTTTTCTTACCAGTACTTTTTGGTTCCCAAGTTGTACCTCCCTTTTGTACGTTTTCGAATCCATCGAAAAAGTCATCTTGTTTTTGTGCATTGTTCATCTGCTCTTTTTGTTTTTATTTATTTTGGCACTATTGCCGGTTTTACTATTTATTTGAAGATAAGTTTATCTTCGGTTGAATTTTACTTCTCCTAACTTCTAATGCTTTCTCTTGACCTTTCTTTCTATCTTCCTCACTTATGTTACTTGCATCACTCGTAGGCTTCTTTCCTTTAACTTTAAGACCTTCTTTTACTTCTGGCATAATTTCGAACCTTACTCGATGCCTAAGCTCTCTAATCATTGTTTCTGCTTCCCTAAGACCATCTCTAACCTTTTCATAAGCGTTCTTTTGGTCATCTATCTCTAAGATAGCAGCAGGGCGGGAAATACTAACTAACTTCTTTATTATGTCCTCTATCACCACGGGAGCGGTAATATCGTTGTCGCTTTTTAATAAGTGTCGGATTTTTCTTGGGGACATAATTCATCTTATTTACTTTACCTTTTGTATTTAAGTCATTCTGTAACTTTTCTTTAAGTTTATTAAATTCGGGAGATTCTTGATCAACAAGCCTTGCTAAAACTTGTATTTTCATTCCTACTAATTTAAACATTTCCAATATTTCAAATTCAGCTACATAACTTACTGAAGCAGACCTTGATGTAAGGTAGTGGATTTTGTAGTAGTTGTAATCGTATCCCAGTATTTGACAAACATCGAAAGGTGTTACTCCTAATCTTCTGCATTGAAGGAAGAAAGACCTTTTTAATTCTTTTGAATTAAGGATTATGGTCTTATTAGAGGATAACGTATTACCTTCTTTAGCCATTAATCTTCAATAAGTCTTATTGTTGGACATCTGCTAACGAATGAATCGTAAGGTTCTGCTATTAGCATTTGAATAGGGGGTTTATTTGCATCCCCGCCTTTAAGATAGATTAGAGTAATATCCCCATTAATTAAAGCTACTTGCTCGGAGTTCTTTTCCCACGGTCTTGCCGATTTAATTGAAGCAACTTCAATCATTTCTTTAAGAGCATTGTAGTTATTTATGATTGGCTTGTGAGACATTGGATTTACCAAGTTGTTCCCTTGGGCATCCTTTTTAGGCACTTCTATCAGTTTCCTAACCTCTATAAACTGTTCTTTATTCATTGTTCTTATGTTTGAGATGCAAATGTAATAATATTTTATTATAATAATGAAGTTTGTGTAACTTTTTCTTGATTATTTTTAATAGGTAAAAATTCATTAAGCATAATAATATTTTTGTACTTTATTTTTCGTGAACCTTTGGCTTTATTTTGGAATAAATACCTTTGTGGAGTAAAGTAAGTGTTGAAAACAGTTTCGGGGATAAACATATTCACAAGGATACCAAAGTCCTTTAAAACCCACTTAATATTAATCTTAACAAGCCTTGTCATATTGTTTTGGTCAAAGATAGGTTTAACTTCAAAATATGAATAAAGTAAACTATCGCAAACAAATAGTTTATAGGTTTGCTTTTCGTGGGCGGTAGTCGGGGGAAAGATATAGCAAAATATACCTAATGCTTTTTCATTCCACTGTATAAGAGCATCTGCTGTATAAACGTGTTCGTTAACTAAGGTATGGTCTAATACTTTATCAACAGTCTTTTTCATTGATTTAGTATGTTGAACAACTGTTTTATCAGAAAGCTCAAAAGCCTTTGGCTGCATTTCAATACTGTCGATATATCCTTCTTTTTGTAGTTCTTTTGCCCACCAATAAAAGTACATCTCTTCGTTTGAATCGAACACTATACCATCTTCTGTTATTATTTCTTTTGGTTTCATTAGAAAGGTAAATTTTCGTTTTCAATTTCCATTTTCTCTAAACAAGCAGCATACCCACAAATATCTACGAGGTTATCTCTTTTAGGCTTATTCATTTGTCTTGCTACTTTTACTTGAACCATACACAATCCAACCTGCTCGGGGGAAACTTTAATACCCAATACAGCACTCCATAATCGAGCAATTGTAGTAAAGTTTTGAGTAACTGAACCATAATCTGCTTGTCTATCTCCATAAACAACGTCTTGGGCTTCTTGGAGGATTGTTCTGTTGTCTTGAGTTTCCGTTACAGATTCTTCAATAACATCAAAAAAATACATTCCTGATTCAGGGTCTAATTTATATTCTTCAAAAAACTCTTCTAAACTTGAATATTCTTTAGCTTCTGAATCACATTCTGCCCATAATTTATCATTAACCACATTTTCATCAATACCTTTTGCGTAAGCTTTGTAATCTGCATCTTGGTAACGTACATACCCTTTTACTTGTTCTTTTTTCATCTTAAAATAAACTATTTTGGTTATTACTATAATCATTTTTACTTCCAAACTTACTGCTATGATGTTTATAAGCAGAATGGATAGTATCTTTCGTTTCTTTATACCCTAACGAGGGGTAGTTTTGGCAAATATAATCAATAGCTGTTTCTTCTGGAATAGCAAACTCATTACATAAACAAGCAAGGCAGTAAACGTAGTTATTTCTATTCCCCGCCACAAATCCACCTACTTTGCTTTTCTTAATCATTGCCAACGCTCGTTTGTACAGCTTTTTTGAATCTGTACTACCTACTTGCACCGCTACTGTTCCTACTGACCTAAAATCACTTAATTCCAATTCTAATGAATGGTCGATAGCAAGTATTTCAGCACTTTCGTTAAAGTATATTTCAGGATCATACGAAACAAAGCAAAGCCGGGAAACATCCTTACCCGATGGGTCAATTTTAAAAGTAGTAAACTTTTGGTATAAAGCAATCCTTTCAAAACAAGTCTTAAAAGCTAAGTAATGTTTCTTAGGGTCTTTATTATCAGTTTGAATAAACACTTTTACTCCAAACGAAGGGGAAACAAAAGTAAATGTAATATAAGGGTCTTGACTAAGTAATAGTTTTAGATATTTAGCTTTATTTAAACTATGTACTTCATCTAAATCTATCACTACCATTCCATTGTACTCCCTAACGTTATTTATTGCTCTACGTGGGCTAAAAGTAGCTGAAGGAGTAAACCCATACAGTTTCTTTTTCAACCTATCCTTTACTTCTTTATTCTTAATATTCTCACGTATTTCCGTAACAAGGGTAGCGTACTTTTCTGATTTAATATCTTCTATTATTTCAGAAAAGTGTAATTCCTTTTGGGGAACCGCTACACCAGCTTCGGGGAATATGCTACAATAGATGTGATCCATTATTGAACACTTATTATCATTGGCATTACTAAACAAATAATACTGCTATTTTCCGAATTTATTTTAATCGGGGTAGAAGGAGTATCCATATTTAATTTCACTTCTTCTGCATCTAAGACTGAAAGAACTGAAAGTAAGAAGTTGCCATTTGTCCCAATGGCTATATCAATATTAGCTTCAATTAAATCAACTTCATCTTTAGATTGTTTGTTGTAATCAATATCTTCTGATGTAACTGTTAATTTACTATCTTTAACGGTAAGTATAATCATTTTTGTAGTTGCATTTGAATAAAGCATTGCTCTCTTGATTGACTTCACTAAAAGGTTTTTGTTTACCTTGATAAAAGTTTCAGGGAGTATTACAAATCGAGATACATCTGGGAATTTTTCATCAATATTTAAAACAGTTACTTCAACATAATCATTTCTAAATGTAGTTGATTTTTTTGATACAGATATTTCAAGTTTTTCAGAGCCTTTAAATGTATCAATAATGTTAGCGATAGAGTGTTGAAGTATTACAGAAGGAATTTGAACACCTGAATCAATACTTCCGTGGTAAAACTTATGTGAATCAGAAGATTCAATAAATATCTTTCCTTTATCATATCTAACAGATATTCCGCTTAAAGCTAATCTAAGGTCATTTGGATTATCAAAGTTACTTGCTTTAATGATATGAATAACTATTTCGTTAGAAACATTAAAAACATCTTCTTCCTCAACTTTGATTCGAGGAAAGTTACTTCCAGTGCTTATAGGTAACTTGTACTTTGATTTACCTGCTCCAATAAGCAGCATATTATCCTTAATCTTTAAAGTTACTGTTTCTGAATCAGAAAGTTTTAATGTTTCTATGAATGTTTTTCCATAGACTTCAAAACTTTCTGTTATAGTTTTATCTATAAACATAACAGTGGTTACTTGCACTTTACCATCTCCAGATGTAATTGTGCATTTCCCTTCTTTAATTTCGAAAACAAGGTTTTCGTAGGCGGGGATAACCTTGTTACCACCTAATACTTTTGCATTTGCTTCTAACGTTGTTAGTAAGGCTTTTAAATTAATTTCCATTTTCTTCTGTTCTTATTTGATTACTAAATTACTTTCATTTACTTTACTTTGTTCGATACTTACATTAGAGGTAGTATTAGAGTGATTAACGGTTAATTCCCTAAATAACATTTCTGGAATCTCCTCGTACTTCACTACCCCTTTCTTTGTATCAGCATCAATAATGGCATTTATATCCCCCGCTTTTTCTTGAATAAGACTATATAATCTTTCATCAATAGTTCCTTTAGCAAATGTAAAGTAAGCGTTTACAGGTCTTTTTTGACCACTTCTATGCGATCTTTTTATCGGCTGTTCAATCAAGTCCGGGGAAATAGGTATATCCATTAAAACTACTGTGCGTGAGCTTACAAGATTAATACCTACACCTGCCGCCTTAACTTGGCCAAGGAAAATATCAATACCACCCTTTTCATTATTAAACTTATTTACAAGCTCTTGACGTTTTTTAGATTCTACTGATCCATCTACCCTTACACAATTACTTGCTCCAAAACATTTCTCTAATTCTTCTAAAACACCTCTCCACGAAGAAAATATGATAACCTTTTCATTTTGTTCAACCATTGAGTTTACCCATTGTACTACTTGAGGTATTTTACTCATTGAAGTAATACGAGACAAAGATGAAATAGATTGTCGGATTTTAGCTTTTAAGTTAAACTCTTTCTTCTTATCTTCTTCTGCTTTATCATATTCATCTCGGATACCTTGTAACTCCTCTAAAACGTTTTTATAGTCCTCGTTAAGTTCTCCGATATTAAAGTAGGTTTTATGGATGGATAGGCGGGGAAGTTCTAAAACATCATCTGATTTCAATCTAATCATAAAGTTAGATATTTTTAGCTTTAAATCATCAATGTTTTTAGTTCCTATAATCTTTGTTCCATTCTTAACAGCATACATATCTTCAAACTTCTTTTTGTTATTTCCTAATGGATGTCCAGCTACTTTTAGGTAAGCAAATAAATCTGTTACTCTATTTGTCCAAGGAGTACCTGATAAGAGAATTACTTTAGCTTTTGGATGTTGCTTAGTTAAAGCATATATGCTCTTAAATGCTTTTGTAGTAGTGTTCTTAATCTTGTGGCACTCGTCAATAATAAAGCTATCTATGGATGCTTTATTTACTTCTGACTTATACTTATCCACTACTTCGTAATTAAGCACTATAAAGCGTTCTTTAATAGCAAACATTGATTTATGCTTTAAGGCTTCGAGTATTGTCCAATATAAATTATTGTATCCCCAGGAAACCATATCTTCATACCAATTCCATTTTACTAATGCTGGACCAATGATACAAGTTCGTGGAGCAGAGATAACTTTTGAAATCGTAGCCGATGTTAGGGTTTTTCCAGTACCCATATCTAAGGCTAAAAGCTTTGATTTTGAATGAATACAACGGTAGATAGTTTCCAATTGATAGTGACGTAATTTCTTCCCCACTTTTGAGTAGTCTAATCTATCTTTATACTTTTCTAAAAAGTCATTAAAATCATCATCGTACATCTTTTTTATCTTAGTAAAGAACTCGGCCATAAAACCTTTGTCACGCAGATAAATAAGCGGGAAAACTCTTTTTACAAAACCACCAAGAGCTTTTTTGTAGGTAATACGAATATCACAAACAACATATCCTTCTTCTACGGTCATATCTAAGCATTGTGCGAGGAATATTTCATCCTCGCTCCAAACTGCTTTGTAAAACCTTATTCTGTAATTTGATACTATCTCTATTGGTTTTCTCATACTATTTTACCTCACTTTCGACAAATCTTAACTCTAAATCTTCCTGTTCTGAATCCACTACTTCAATAAGAAGGTAATACCCTCTTTTATCAGCAATATTGATAATCTTGTTTAAAGTTTCCTTATCAAGTAAAGAACCATCTTTAATAATCATCACTCGTAAGTTTGGATTCATAGCCATACCGATTTTTAAACCTATTTCAATAAGTTTAGCGGTGTTTATTTGTTCATCGTGTAAGGGAAGTCCATCGTAAGAGATTCCTTCTTCATCAAAGGTTAATCCTTTTACTGGAAGAGGGTAGGAAGCGAATACTTCTTCTTTTTCCTTTTTAATAACCTTTAATCGTTCTGTAATGGTTTCAGATTTTTCCTGCTCGGCAATTGATTTTTTCTGAATATCGTAAAGTTCTAAAACTTTCTTTCTGTTCTCTTGGTGATTGCTTAAAGATTCAATCTCTTCTGATAACGATTGTACTGAAGGTTTTTCGGGATACTTAGCAAAGAAGTTGTCGATTTTAACTTTACGTTCTTGTTCGTGTTTAAGGTCAAATTCAGCCTGTTTAATCTTAGCTTCTAATTCTTTTATCTGATTCTTATATTCAGCTATATCTAATGGAATTACTTTAAGGTTTTCTAAGTTATCTGCTTTCTTTCTCGAAGCATCATTCCACTTCTCTACACTTTCAGAAATCTGTGTTAACGAAGCTTTTTTAACAGCTAATTCCTCACTTCTATCTGTTTCGTAAACGTCAAGTTCCTCTTGTGAGAAATCGTGCTTTAATTTAGCTTTAAGGAAGTCTATTTCCTTGTTAACAGAAGTTCTTTCAGCATACTTTTCGTTATACTCCATATCAAGTTCGTGTAACTTGGTAACGCCTTCCATCGGCATTAATTGAGTAAGGATTTCAATTTGTTCTCGGATACCTGCTTGTGAAGGCTTACCTGAATCTGTTTTACCTTTTTTAATAAAGGACATAATATCAAAACCGATATTACCTACTAACGATTCGATAATAGCTTTCCCGCCCGACATCTTAGCTCCCGATTCATCAAATAATACTACTCTACCTTTTTGATTCTCTTGTGAGAAGTAACAGGCTAACGTATATTTTACGTATTGGCCATTTAATTCTCCTTCGATTTCTAATTCGATTTCAGCATTTGATTCTCCATTTTTGATAGGCTTGGGCGGGATATACTTACTATCTAACGGTGACATTATAGCTTGAATAATGGAAGATTTCCCTGCTTCATTTTTACCAGCTATAATCATTGATTTACCAGCGAAGTCAATGTGTCTTGCACTAATGTTTTTAAAGTTCTTTATTTCGGCTGAAATAATACTTAATCCTTGTTCTTTGTTCATTTTTATTTGGTTTTTATAATTCTTCTTTCTTTAATAATTCTAATTCTTCTTGTCTTTGTGAACAGACATTTGCTACGGGGCAAAATTCAGCACATCTTCTGCTACCTCCTTTACGTGTTTCAACGTACAATGCTTGTGAAGGAGGGTACATGTGATTTTTCATCTTCACTTCCAATTCTGCTGCTGCTAATGTAGTGTGAACACTTGTGGCTCTTTTACCACCTTTCTTCATCACTGCAAAAACATCTGGGGAAGCCCATCTCTCGTTATCGTTACAAGCGTATATTCCATCTTCTGCAACCTTATGAATCCTTACTCTCTTTTCAATAAAGGATTTAATCTTTTCGTTAGGTTCTCTTTTAATATCAATTACCATTACTTTTTCAGGAGGGTAATCTCTATTTCTAAGTTTCTCTGTTGCGTTCCAATTTTTAAAGATAGCAATAACTGTAAGCTTTTCAATTGGAATACCTATCATCTCACACATATAGGCGTAGATATTTAACTGTTCTTTCCACTTCTTACGTGCTTCCGGGTATATCCAAGACCATACAGAAGTGTTTTTATAATCTTCAATAGCTTTTTCAGATTTAACTATTCTATCTGCTGTACCGGATAAAGTCCATCCATCAACATCGAGTGTTAAAGTATGTTCTAACATCACATCGGTACTTGAAGCGGGGTAATACTTCTCAATGAAAGATTTAACAAAAGCAGAAGCTTTATCAGCTTTTTTATATTCTAAAATATCTGCTGCTTGTGTAAGGATACGTGCTTCAGTAGTTTCAAGTTCCCCTAATTCGAGAACTTTATGTACTGCTGTACCCATCATCATCCAGATGCGATCCATTACATCTTCTTCAATAACGAATTTACGTTTAAGGATACGTATTTGTGGGGCATCAATTAGCTGTGTAACTGATATATCTCCATTTACCCTATGTCGGTCAACTTCTGTTGCTCGTACAAAGTTAGCGGGTAGGTTGTGTTTGTTAGTTATTATCGTTGGCAT